ACAGTTACCGCTACTGAATTAGTTTCGATCACTGGATCATATTCATTAGCTAACATGTTCCAAACAATTGATGCCGCCGGTAATGTATTCAATTCTAATTTAATGCAAAGCGGTCCACAAGCCGCAAGAGATGTTTATATAGAAGGTATGACATTACAGTTTAGTAACACTGTAACATTTTCAAATTCAAGTTTGTTATCAATAGATAATGTTCAAAACGCTAAAATTAAAAATGTTAAATTTACTACACAATATAGTACCACAAGTACAAGCACATATGGTATTACTACAAATGGTGTAGGACTTTCTATCAGAGGTTCGGGTGGCGGTGTATACGCCGGTAGTGCTAATTTATGTCAAGACATATTTGTCGAAGACTGTGTCTTTGATGGATTGTATCAAGGTATAGTCAGTACTGGTAGTGTTGTTAGAATGGTTATTAATGATAACATATTCAACAATTTGTATAACGGTGTTGTATTCTCTTCGACTAATACATCAGTTAGTCCTAGTAACGGATCTATTACACGAAATCGTTTTGGAAGTATTGTTCGACAAGCCATTTATGTGGGACAAAGTCCAGGAAATAATGTAATACAAACTAACCATGTTAGTTCTGAAAACTTCTTTGTTCAAGTAGGTAATGGATTAGATGGAAATAATAATGTTATATTAGATGATAAAGTAAACACTGGAACAGGTGCTACTGCTATTATAACTTTCTTATCACCAGGTAACAAATCTGTTAATGATCAGTTTTATAGAAGAACTGTTGGAAATACAACTACTGATGCTACATGGTATTATAATCCTATTATAGAAGGACGTTCTTGCTTAGATGACGGAAATGCTTTTACAGCCACTTGTGTTGCTAATGCTGTAACTTCGTTTGCTCGTATTCCTATTAATAACCACTCACAAGAAGTTAACATGAGATATCAATTAACTAATGCTGATTTATCTCGTGTAGGAAATTTAATAGTCAATGTAGCACAAGACGGAAGTACTTCCGTAACTGATACATATAATTACAGTCAGGCATTACAATCTGTGTTAAGTGGTATTAGTCCTAATGTACAATCATCTAGCACAGGAACATTTGCTGTTGATACTTCGGCATATAATATATTTGCTGGTTTAACAAATTCAGTGTTAGCAAGTCAGGCATGGTACATAACAGGTGATGGCACAGGTTATGGATCAGATGTTGTAGCTCAACTTACCAGTGTATTACCTGGTCCAGGAAATGTTGCAATTTTTACAGCCCAATCGAGCCCTCCTTTAAACTTCGCAGAGAATTTTAACGGATCCCCTGCTAATACATTTACTTTACTAACTACTGACGCATCTGTAAGTAATTTTCAGACACAGGCTAATCTTGGTAAAAACTATATAACCTTACAACTGGTTAATGGATCAGGTGTAGCAAATTACGAATTAGAATATCAACTTAACATTTTAGGATAACAATGTTTGACAAACCAGTCAACGACCGGATTTCGGCCTGGTCGGAGTTTCGGAATCAATTAACGTCCTCTGAGGATTCTTTAACAGATGTATGCGAGTTTTGGCAAAAGGCTCCATACATCCCATTTAATAATAAAATAGATCCACATCATCAAAAGAGTTGGCCAACTCCGTGGGAAATCATAGCAGATAATAAGTATGATGATTTTACCAAAGCTATCATGATGGGTTGGACATTAAAATATTCAGAAGCATTTAATAATTCTGTAATAGATGTCCGTATAGTAGTAGACTCACAACAAAAATCAGTATATAATATTATATGCGTAGATTCAAAGTGGGCTTTAAACTACAACGATAATGGCCCAACTCTAGTCGAAAATATAGAGGATTCATTTTACCTTGAAAATCTTATTGAACTTAAGACCTCAAGGTAAATATCTTCCTAATACAAATAAGGTAAACAATGATCACAGTGGTCAAAAGAAATGGGGAACGTGTTCCCCTGGATGTATCAAAGATACAAAGACAGGTAGCAAATGCCTGTCGAGGCATTGACGGCGTAAGCCAATCAATGATTGAAATTAAAGCACAGATAGAATTACACGATGGCATGACGACAGAAACAATAGATGAACTATTGTTAAAGGCCATGGTGGACCTAATTGATGAAACTGAAAACCCAGAAATTAATAATGTAAATTATCAATACGTGGCAGGTCGTCAACGAGTTAGTATGTTACGCAAAGAAGTTTATGGAGAATACGATCCCCCTAAACTTTTTGATATTGTTAAAACTAATGTTAATGCGGGAATGTATACTAAGGAGTTGTTAGACTGGTATACTGAAGATGAATGGAACATCATTGATCTGTTTATCGATCATAGCAAGGACGAAGAATACACCTATGCGGCTATTGCTCAACTAGCTGAAAAATATCTTGTACAAAATCGTGCTACAGGACAAATCTTTGAAACTCCACAAGTACGTTATGCTATTGCGGCCGCAACTGCGTTTCATAATGAACCAAAAGAAACAAGACTAAAATTAGTAAAGGAATATTATGAATGTGCGTCAGATGGACATTTTACTCTTGCAACTCCAGTATTGGCAGGGTTGGGTACAACCACTAAACAGTTTTCTAGTTGCGTCCTTATCAGTGCCGACGATACTTTGGATTCGATCTTTGCCGCAGGCGAAATGATGGCCAAATATGCCTCAAAACGAGCCGGGATTGGTCTCGAAATAGGCAGAATTCGCCCCTTAGGCGCTCCAATTCGCAATGGAGAAATCAAACATACGGGTATGATACCGTTCTTGAAAAAGTGGTTTGCTGATTTAAGGTCATGTTCGCAAGGTGGCATTAGAAATGCTAGCTGTACAGTTACATATCCTATTTGGCATTATCAATTTGAAGACCTTATTGTGCTAAAGAACAATCAAGGTACTGAAGAAGTTCGTGTACGTCAGATGGATTACTCTGTAGTTGTTAACAAGATGTTTTGGAATAGATATCGCAAAGGCGAAAACATTACATTGTTTGATCCGGCTGAAGTTCCAGACCTATATGAAGCATATTACCGTAACACAGAAGAATTTGAACAACTTTATTTGAATTATGAAAAACATCCGACAATTAAAAAGAAAGTTGTATCGGCAGATGAGATATTCAAAAATGGAATCCTTAAAGAGAGGACTGATACGGGGCGCATATATCTTGTCAATATCGACAACGTCATTGCGCAGGGCCCATTTGATACAACAACAGATCCAATATATCAATCAAATCTATGCCAAGAGATACTTTTACCCACCCGTCCTTTCCAGAGAATTGAAGATCCAGAGGGACGAATTGCTCTTTGCACTCTTGGCTCAATCAACTGGGGTGCCTTCCGTAACCCTCAGGAGATGAGAAAGGCCTGTCGTGTTCTTGTACGCTCCTTGTCTAACTTGCTGAACTATCAAGACTTCTTAAGCGTACAAAGCAAACTAGCTAATCAAGATTTTGAACCTCTTGGTGTTGGTATTACTAATCTAGCTTACTGGCATGCTCGTCGTAGTTACAAATATGGTGAAACAGATGCCTTAGCTGAAGTTAAACGTTGGATGGAACATCAGGCATATTATCTTACCGAGGCAAGTGTGGAGCTTGCTCAAGAACGAGGTTCTTGTGAACGTAGCGAATACACATACTATGGTAAAGGAGTATTTCCTTGGGAACGTCGAAACGCAGGTGTTAATGAGCTAACAGACTTTACACCTAGTCTAGATTGGGAACCATTGCGTGAACGTATGAAAACATACGGTATTCGTAATGCTACCTTAATGGCCGTGGCACCGGTCGAGTCCAGCTCGGTTGTGTTAAACTCCACCAACGGAATTGAAATGCCGATGGAATTGATTTCTGTGAAGGAATCGAAAGCTGGATCGTTTGTACAAGTCGTGCCAGAGTACAAACGTCTAAAGAACCGCTACCAACTAATGTGGGAACAAACAGACTGTATCGGTTATTTAAAAACAGCATGTGTGTTAGCCGCGTATGTTGATCAAAGTTTGAGTACTAATACTTTTTATAGTCCTAAACATTTTGCCGACGGCAAGGTCCCTGGCACATTAATTGCCAAAAATTTAATGTTAGCCTATAAGTGGGGCCTAAAAACCGTATACTATAGTTTGATTGATAAAGTTGGATCAAAGAATGTTTTAAACACTCAAACTTCTAGCAAATTGGATCTTGAACCTGTTACAATATACAACGAGTTAGATGACGACTGCGAAGCTTGCAAATTATAAAAAGAATAAAAAATGTCAAAAGCACAATACGATATATCAAAACAAACAAACTATCTAAAGCGTAAGATGTTCTTGGATCCAGAAGGTCCTGTAACAGTACAACGTTTTGAAGAAGTCAAATATCCTAAGATTGCCAAATATGAAGAATTAGCTCGTGGATTCTTTTGGGTTCCAGAAGAAATATCTTTAACAAAAGATAAAATGGATCACAAGGAAGCCAGCAATGCTATCAAGCATATCTTTACTTCTAACCTACTGCGCCAAACAGCATTAGACAGTATTCAAGGTCGTGCTCCTAATCAAGTGTTTTCACCAGTGATTTCAATTCCTGAACTTGAAGCACTTGTAAGCAATTGGAGTTTCTTCGAAACAAATATTCATTCAAAGAGCTATAGTCACATCATTCGTAATGTATATGGCGTGCCAAAAGAAGAGTTCAATAAGATCCATGACACAAAAGAAATTGTAGACATGGCTTCTAATATTGGTCGTTACTATGATGAATTACACAAGTTAAATTGTCAAAGTGAATTACTGCCGGTGGGTATTCCTGAAGCAGAACATGTTAAAGCAATTTGGTTGGCACTAAACGCCAGTTATGCCCTTGAAGCACTTCGCTTCATGGTATCATTTGCTACATCATTGGCCATGGTTGAGAATAAGATTTATATTGGCAATGGCAATATCATCAGCCTTATCCTACAAGATGAAATCCTACACGCAGAGTGGACTGCTTGGTTGATCAATCAGGTTGTCAAAGAAGATGAACGCTTTGCCAAAGCCAAAGAAGAATGTGAAGCAGAAGTTTATCAAATGTACTTAGATGTTATTCGTGAAGAAAAGGAATGGGCAGACTATTTGTTTAAGTTAGGTCCTGTTATTGGCCTTAACGCTAACATCCTAAAAGACTTTGTAGACTATACAGCATTTACTCGATTGAAAGATGTTGGAATCAAATACGAAGGCGAACATCCACGCCAGAGTCCCATCCCTTGGTTTAACAAGCACGTAAATATCAACAAGAAACAAACAGCGTTACAAGAAAACGAATCAACAAATTATGTTATCGGAGTAATGTCCGACAACGTAAGTTACGAAGAATTACCAGAATTATAAGGAGAAATAAAATGGCAATCACACCAAAAAAAGCGCCTCGTCCCCGTCCTCTAAAAGAAATGGCTAAACGTGCCGCAAAAAAACACCTTAAAAAGAAATAAAATAGGAGTTAGATATGACAAAAGCTATTGTATGGTCAAAGTACCACTGCCCCTATTGTGATCAAGCCAAGGCATTACTAAATCAAAAAGGTATTCCTTTTGAAGAACGTAAGATCGGTGACGGATGGACCAAAGAAGAATTACTAGAGGCTATTCCAACAGCTCGAACAGTTCCGCAAATTTTACTTGACGGCGAATTAATTGGTGGATTCACTGAATTAAAAAAACATTTAACAGAGGCTGTAAATGGATGAAGATAAAATAGAAGATATTATATCAGTATCGTCTAATTCGTCTATTGATTATAATAATATTAGTGGCAACATGTATGGTACTATAGATTATTCTAACATTAGTACTACTATTCCATCAATCACTGTAACAAATGGAACAGCTGGTAGTTACTTATATAGTAACGGAGCATCGTCGTATAGTTGGGGAGCATCACCTAGTTCTAATTTATCAGTATCAGGTGATGCTGAAATCGAAGGAGACTTAAAAGTCGGCGGAGTAAGTATCAAAAAGTCGTTAGAAGCAATTAACGACCGTCTTGCTATTCTTCAACCAAATCCAGAAAAGTTAGAAAAGTATGAGGCATTAAGAAAAGCCTACGAACACTATAAATTGTTAGAAAAATTAGTACAAGAAGATTAAAGGAATATATGCTTATTAATAAAGGTTTCTCCACAGGAGATATTGTTAGTATTAAATTAGTCAACGGTGATGAACTCATCGCAAGATTTGACGAAGAAACAGCTTCGACTGTAAAAATTGAAAAGCCGTTAGCTATTACCCTAGGCGCTCAAGGATTAGGAATGATTCCTTGGATGTTCTTAGGATCAGACGACTCTGTTCTATTGAAAAAAGAACATGTACTTGCTATGATGAACAGTAAGAAAGATGCCGCTGATCAGTACTTACAAGGTACTACCGGTATCGCATTACGATAAGGAAATAAACTATGCCGTACATCTCTGGTAATGGTAAGATTCAAGATGTTTACCATAGTGATAATGTATTTGTTAACGGTGTTAACATTGCGTTATGGAATCCACCTGGGGGTGCAGCGGCTTTCTATGCGGCCAAAGGATTAAGTGTTGACGGTACATTTATTGACACTCCGGAAATTCAATATGTTGCCGATAGTGTTGATGCTGATAACATTGACTTTACAAATACAGCTACCCAGGCACAGGTCATTAGTAATGTTAATTCAGGATTAAGTTCTGGATCAATCTCAAATAATGTAGTTCCTTCAACTGCGCCTATTGTAACTCAAAATGATTCAACTGCCGCTAATCCTCCAGCAGGTACAGTTACAACTGGAAATTTTAGTCAATGGACTGACGCTGAATATCCAAAAGGCAGTGCCATTTATTCCAGTGT